CCGAGGCGATGCGATCCACTCCCGTACTGGTGCCAGCCAAGGCGACTCCACTTGATAGCTGGCGTTGTCGTCAGCGACCTTGCGTTCAAGGTCGGGCGGCAGGTGGTTGGCAATTCCGGCCCGGTAGGCATGGACTGCCGCGGCCCATATCGCGTCTCGGTTGAGGAGCAAGTCATCGACTTCGATCATTCCGTCAACGGCCACTGGCACCACCCAGAAACGGCGGTTGCCGGTGTCGTCGATCAAAAAGCCGGTTTCGCGATTGGTGGAGCCAACGATGATTCCGCGGCGCGGGAAGTCTTCGACTGCCTTGCCGTATGGCACGCGGTAGGTGTCGGTCTGCTGCGTGAGGAACGCCTTGACCTGCCCGGCGTGGCGCTTGCTGGTGATGGCGTCAAGCTCGGCCCATTCCATGAGCCAAGCGCGGCCTAGTAGCAGGCGATCGTCCTTGCTGTTGATGTCGCCAAGGGCATCGGAGAAGAAGGCGCCGCCGAGATTGCGCCAAAAGGTGGATTTGCCGCAGCCTTGAGGCCCCATGAGCACGGTGGCGGCGTCATGCTTGCAGCCAGGTTCGTAGATGCGCCTGACAGCGCCGATAAGGGTGCATTGGACCATGTGGTCATAAAGCGACCCTGCGGCGTCTTGTGGGCGCAGGTAGCGGGTGCTGAGCGCATCAATGGCGCATGGCTCCACCTCATCGGCCACACGGTCGAGATAGGTGCGGACAGGGTCGAACTGGTTTTCCTTTGCGACATAGACCAAGGCATCAGCGGCTAGCTCCTTTGATGCATTGATGCCCAGCTGGGCCAGTTGGAGGTAATAGTGCTCGATGTCGCGAATGGGCTGCTGATCCAGCTCGATTGCTTGGGTGAAGATGTTGAAGCGAAGGCGGCCGCTTAGCTGCTGGCGCAGCAGGGTGAGCAGTTCGTTCTTCTCGAGCTTGATGAGTTTGCCGCCGGATGATTGCTCAGCTGCTTGCGCTTTGGGATGCTCCGGGCCTAGGGCACCTTTTATGGCATTTAGCGCCACTTGTCTGGGGCTGATGCCACCAGCTAGGTGATGCAATGTGCCGAGGCCAACGCCACCATTGTCGGCCTTAAATGTGCGCCATTTGGCTTCACATTCGCCGGGCTTGAATTTGCCTGAGGCAGCAGACCATTGAATCCAATCTGCCAAAAGTGCGTCATTGCCGACGCTATGTAGCGCCATGCCAACTTTTACCCAATCGTCGTAATCGTCCGCGAGTGATCCGGGGATGTTGTCGAGGTATGCGCGCGCGCGTTCGGTGTCGTCGATGTCTGAGGGTGTGGTCAGCAGCGGCGCCTGCTCGGTGCGCTGCATGGCGGCCAGTAGCACTGATGGCGCTTCAGCGATGGGCAGATCAGTCGGGCCGCGGCCAGATAACCAGCGGTAGGAGCCGGTGATGGGATGACGGCCGAGGATGACGGACTGGCAGCCAGTCCAGCGCAGTTCAAGCTGTTCGCCTTTGATACTGCTGCGCAGTTTGGTGGTGCGGATCGATTCCCAAAAGGGTTGCGGGACGCTGTAGATGATCTGGAGGCGGCCATCACGGCCGGAGGTGACGGCCCAGGATTTGGGTAGCTCTTGGAGGCTGGTGCCAAGGGATTGGAGCACCTCAGAAGCGCCGAGGCCATCGTGATCGACGAAGAGCAAGCCACCCGAGGCTGGGCCGGCTAGGACGCCAACAGCTACGGCACGGCCTGCTGTCAGCTCGGCTTGCACTTGGGGCTTGGTGAGTGGGTTTTTCTGCCACTGGGGCATGTATGGGCGCTTGTCGTTGCCGACAGCGACTAAGGCCCAGTCGTCGGGGATGTCTGTGAGTTGGTCGGCGATTGCTGCCATACGGCTCCGAGCGGGTAGCCGTTAGATCGTGCCGACGGTTAGCAGGGTTAGCAACCTGTCTTGCGGGAGTCTGATGGGTCTATGGCGTCGCGTGCGTCATCAACCGATCGAACGATTGCGGCGATACCACCAGCGCGCTTGATGGCGTGCAGCCAGTTGGTCTGTTCAGGCCGGATGCGGCCGGTTGGTGTTTTTACTTCAAGGCTGGTGAACACGGCGACTTGTTGGCCCACCATGTCGGGGGTGATCGTCACGGTGCGGTAGCCGATCAGATCAGCGGAACCACGGGCGAGACCAAATTGCACGGGCCTGCCGGTGCGTGGGTCTGGCAGCGTGCCGGTGTTATTGCGAAACAGTCGCAGATCAGGCCGGGTTCCGAGTGCCAGCCTGATGCGTTGCTGTAGGTCGGTTTCAGACATGCCCCAGGGTAGGGGTGCCGGGGGATGGATCGCGCCACATCGCGCCCTGTATTTACGGCATTGCCGCTGTTGTATTGCAGGCTCCCCGGCGTTTGTTAGCTGCGATTGAAATGTGTCTTTAACGCTTTTTTGGCTGCTAGTGAAATTGGCCCGTTTCTGTCTTGAAAATCTTGAACCTGTTCAAACGAAAGATTGTGGGCCGTTATGACTTTTCTAATGAGATCATCAATAACTGCATTGATGGCGCGTTTTTCGCTTTTTGTCGGCAGTTGTCCGACATAGATAGAGACTTCCCAAAGAGCCTTAGCAAGCTCTAAGTCTGTTGGCTTGGTGTCGGTCATCGATCAAGCCTCGGCAAGTGCGTAAAGAGCGGATTTGATATCGGCTGCTTTGTAAGCCTCGGCCGCTGCAGCGATGGAAGCAAACCGGCGACCTTTGGCCAACTGCTTAAGGCCCTTGCGTTGAATAAAGACCATGACGTGACCAAGGGCAGTGCTGATTTCGATGGTGTTGCCTTTGTCAGTGGTCAGGGTGTGGAAGGTGCCGTTGTTGGTGGTTTCGATCAGGGTCATGTGTCTTGTGCGTGTGGTGCCCTCTCGGGCTTGAACTAATTATGCACCACAGCGGGTGCATCTGGCAAGGGGTCAGGCGACCGAATCGATGAAAGCTTCAACAGCTTCAACGCCTTCAAGATCCATCAGGCGGGTGAGCACTACGTCGATGCACTCGAAGGGCATCTCTTGACGGAAAAGCTCGGTGTATAGGTTGCGCAGGTCGGAAGCGTTGAGTGCGGCGACTTTGGCGGTGAAGGTGGCGAGCATTGTCTGAGGTGCGTGGTGGGGTCCCCCCGATGCACTAATCATACACCACCGGCAGGGCATGACCAGCGACGGACGGTGCTGGTTGATTTTCCGTAACGTTTGCCGATCTGCTCCCAGGTGTGGCCGCTGCGCTTTAGCCGCTTGATGGTGACGTGGCGCGGTTCAGTAATCCGCAGCAGCAGAATGGCAGGCAGCGTCAAGATGACGGCGACCCAGGCGAGTTGTTGCATGGTGTGATGCGCAGGATGCGCGCTGGCAGGTGTTTGTTGTTCCTGAACGACGAAGGCAGCTCCACGCGATGCGTCAGTGGATCAAGGCTGGTTTCTTGCGTCTGCAGTGTCCACCAACGCTTGCCGCACCAGTCACAGTGACGATTCCGCAGAATCTGACCGTCTTCTGTGTATGCGGTGTTGTAAACCCTGCTGGATTTTCTGCAATCCGGGCAGGGTGGTGCCGGGTAAAGCGTGCGTGCGCCCATAGTTCAAGAATGAGTGATTGGGCGGGTCTGTTGTACCGCCCCCGGCACTTGCCGACAGTCACCTCTCTTGTCTAGGGACCGAGAATCCAGCGCGCAGCTATCTGGCTTGTGGCGTGCAGCCACTATACACCACCCGGAGTGCATCAGCGACCACCGCGCGCCTTGTAGAGCCTGAAAGCCCAGCCGGGCGAATACCCGCGCTCGCGGCCGATCGCTTGCAGCTGCTCTAGTGATCGCGCCTGGCCGACTTGCAAGCGGAGCTTTTGCTGCACTGCTTTGCGTTCAAGCTTTACCAGCTCTCCATCCTGCTGTTCTGGGATGCGGCTTTCGATTTTGAACTCATGCCCGCAGCATGGGCAGATCGGCGCTGGCTTAAATGCGGCGTAGCAATCTGGGCATTGCCTCACTGCCGGCGCTGGTGGCGCACCCTTAGACCGTGGGCCTTTGCGATCTTGCAGGGTCCAATTGCGGTTATCGTCCGGGAATCCATGTTTCGCAATGTTACCAACATGGTCCAACACGATGGCGTGCGTCTTGTCTTTCGATGGCCTCAACACCCTGCCAATTTGCTGTAAATAAAGCGCCTCTGACATGGTGCGCCGGAGAAGAATGGCGCAGCTTGCATCTGGGCAGTCAAACCCTTCTGAGACAACATCAACAGTGGCAAGGACGCGAACCTTGCCGGCAGCAAAATCTGAAACCACTTGATCGCGCGTTGCTGTTGGCGTGGTTCCAAGCAATGTCTCAGAGGTGATGCCTGCTTTGCGAAATGAAGCGGCTACGCATTCCGCGTGCTTGGTGTCGCAACAGAACGCGATTGCTTTATGGCGGTTTGCCCTAAGGCGGTAATGGTCAATCACGTCACCAGTGATGGTGGGTTTATTCATCCGTTCCGATAGCTTGCTGGCCGGGTAATCACCAGCAACAATTCGGAGTTTGCTGAAGTCAGCTTTGACCGGCGGCGCGTATAAGTCGGCTTTGCAAAGGTGGCCTTGCTGCGTCAGTTCTTCGACTGATGGGCCACAGATCAGCGTGTCAAAAGCGTGGCGAAGGCCGCGGCCATCAAGCCGGCAAGGTGTTGCTGATACGCCAAGGCGGAAGGCGTTCGGCCAGTAGTCAAAGACTTTGCGGTAGGTAGCGGCCAGGCTGTGGTGCGCTTCGTCGATGATGATCAGCGACGGCTCATGGGCGACGGACCACAGGCGCCTGACCAGCGTTTGCACTGATGCGATCTGAATGGCTTGATCGCTGGTTTTGTAACCAGCTGCGATGAATCCATGGGGCACCCCAAGTGCTGTGAGTTTGCGGGATGCCTGATCGATCAATTCACGGCGATGCACCAGGATCAGTGCGGTGTGGCCCTTGTCGCGGCAGGCGGCTGTGATTTGAGAGAAGATCACCGTTTTGCCAGCGCCAGTGGGCAACTGCAGGAGCACTGACCGTGCGCCGTCCATATATGCAGTGCGCACGTCGTCGATCGCCTGGACTTGATATGGCCGGAGCTTCATTGCGTTGCAACATGTGGCCAGACGCTATAGGATGCGACCGCCTACTGCAAGTTTATGGACAACGAGGCATACCACCTGCACCCGGCGGTCAGCAAAAGCCACCTTGATCAGATCGCCCGCAGCCCGCTGCATTACTGGGCGCGCTACATCGACCCAAATCGCACCACGCCGGACCCGACGCCTTCGATGGCGATTGGTTCAGCTCTGCACACGCACGTACTCGAACTTGACCAGTGGGATGCGCGCTATGCGATTGCACCTGAAGGCATCGACCGGCGCACAAAAATAGGCAGAGAAGAGTGGCACGTCTTTACAACAGCAGCACAAGGTCGCACGGTGCTGAGGCGAGAAGAGGCTGAACAGGTAATGCACATGGGCCGATCTGTTCTTGGCCACCGCAGTGCCGCTGCATTGCTTGCTACTGATGGCCAGCCGGAAGGCACATTTATGTGGACCGACGAGGCTACAGGGTTGCAGTGCAAGTGCAGGCCGGATTACATGCACAGCGATGGCTCAACGATTGTTGACCTGAAGACAACAAAAAACGCCAGCCCGCGGGGTTTCCGGTATTCGGTGATTGACTACCGCTATTACGTCCAAGCGGCTTGGTATTTGCACGGCGTTGAACAAGCGACCGGCAAACGGCCTGAGCGGTTCATCTTTGTGGCGGTGGAGTCCACTGCGCCGTATGCGTGCGCGGTGTATGAAGCCAGCGCTGAGATGATCGAAGCCGGCATGATCCAAGCGCGCGAAGATCTGGGCAAGCTTGCGGTTTGCAAGGCTGCCGACCATTGGCCCAGCTATAGCGAAGAAGTGCAGACGATGACGCTGCCACCTTGGATGCTGCCTGGTGCTGGCACTGGTGAGCCTGTGACCTTTCCCGACAACATTGAGGGGTTTTGATGCCTAAATCTCGACCGCTGCCGCCAATAGATGAAATGAGGAAAAGGCTTGCTTACAGATCTGATGGCGTATTGATTTGGAAGCGGCCCACAGCAAAAAATGTTAAGCCAGGTAATAAGGCGGGTCATTTTACCAGTGATGGTTATTTGCGCGTAAGATTTAATCGTCAGTCGTTTCTATCCCATAGAATTGTCTGGGCAATTTTAAAGCGAGAAGATCCACTAGAATTCTCTTTAGATCACATAAACGGAGACACGTTAGACAATAGAATTGAAAACCTAAGAAAGGCAACCGCGAAACAAAACCAATGGAACCAAAAAGGCGCAAAAGGGTATTATTTCAACAAGGAACGAAAAAAGTGGAAAGCTCATATATGCCTGAATCGCAAGACAAAACATTTAGGACTTTTCGACACCGAAGAACAAGCCCGCGAGGCATACTTACGAGCTAAGGAAAAACTTCACGGCGAATTTATGCCAACTGATATGAAACATGAACTAGGCCAAATCGACGGCCCCACCTCGCAACTCAACATTTTTGATGACTGACTCAGCACTGACAACCACACGCCCGAGCTCGATCTATGCGGGCATGGAAGCGTTCGACAATGCGCAACGCATCGCCAAGAGCTTGGCCAGCAGCACACTGGTGCCGCAGCAGTTCCAAGGGCAACAGGGTTACGCCAACTGTTTAGTGGCGCTTGAAATTGCGGGCCGCATGAACCTGAGCCCGCTGCAGGTGATGCAGAACCTGCACATCATCCATGGCCGCCCCAGCTGGAGCAGCCAGTTCATCATTGCGTTGATCAACGGTTGCGGCCGGTTTGAGCCGCTGCAATACCGCATGACTGGCAAAGGCGACGACCTGGCCTGCCAATGCGTGGCCAAGCAAATCAGCACAGGTGCAGACCTTGAAGGCCCCACGGTCTCAATGGCAATGGCTAAAGCTGAAGGCTGGTCCACAAAATCAGGCAGCAAGTGGCGGACAATGCCAGATCTGATGATCCGTTACCGGGCCGCGGCCATGTGGGGCCGGCTGTATATCCCCGACCTTTTGGTAGGCATCAGCCACAGCCAAGAGGAAGTAATGGACATTGAGCCGATCACCGTCGAGGATGCACCACAGCCGGAGCTTGCGCCACAGCCTGCTGATGAAATCTTCTGATTTTTTGACTGATGTTCAGCTTGCCGAACGTTGGCAGCTGCACCGTCAGACGCTGATTCGTTGGCGTCGCGTCGGTTGCGGGCCTGACTTTATGAAAGTTGAAGGCCGCGTGCTCTACCCGTTGGCCGCGGTGGAGCAATACGAACAGGCCAACACCACCATCCTCGGAGGAAAATGAATTTTAAGTTCAATGGCAATGTTTTCAAAAACACCGCTGAAGACCACAAGCGGATCTATGGCGAAAATTATGATCCTGGTAAAAATTACCCAGCATTCACCGGCTACGTCGAGATCCCGAAAAGTCAGTTGCAAATGCATGTCGCTTATTTGCACTATTCCTGCCAAACCGAGCTAAAGCACAACGACTATCTCAACGATGAGGTAGTGCCAATGAAGGTGGTCGGTTGGCCTAAAACCTCGGCTAACGGCAAAACTTATTTAAGCCTGCAATTTGAGCCGGATTACAAGACTATGAAGGCAGCAGAGGAAGCCCAGCGAGCGGAAGCCGCTAAGGCTGCACCCGCAGCCCCACCAGTCGATCAGGCAGCGCAATCATTGGCCGCTGCTACTGGCGGTGACGTGATTTTTTAAGGCAACTCTGATTCAAGCCGTGCGACTTCATGCACGGCTTTGTTCAGCAGGTGTTGCAGCAAATAGTTTTGCCGCAGCAGAATTGCAGCAAGTGTGCCGGCTTCGGGATGCGTCTCGATTCGCCGGCATTCTTGCTCAATCTCAAATTTTTGTTCCATCGGCACATCAAAATCCATCCAATCACCTAAGGCCATGACTGTGCTGCGTTTCCCTATTTTGTCGCGATGAAATGCCCCAAATGCAACAGCAGCAAGCTGCGTGCGCTTGATACCAACAACCGACCGGAGGATCATGCGGTGCGGCGTCGCGCTTGCGTTGAGTGCCAGCACACATGGTTCACCGTTGAGGTGATCGCACCGGCGTGGGCTTGCAGCTGGGATAACCCAGGCAATCAAGGCAGCAAACCATGCCTCAAGGTTCCGGTGGTGAAGCTATGGGAAGAGACGACCTAATCGCCGGCTTTTTGCTGGCTGCATCACTGGGCCTGGCTATTGGCCTTCAGCTGATGCCTGCTGCACGTAATGGTTGGCAGGGGGGACCGGCTCACGCGCCTGCATCCCCGTGGTGACCCGACACCCTGCCGTTAGCCGGAACGATCGATACATCCTGAAAGAGGTATCAGCAGCAAGCTAGCAACCACACCGCGGTTGCGTTGTTACTGATTACAACAGCCCACTGGCGGCACCATCGGGGGTGCATCATGATGCCGCTGTTCGCCACTCACCCCAATGCGCAACAAGCTCGCAAACGTCGCACTGTTTCTGATGCCGGTGATCGTCTTTGCGGCAATCATCCACGACCATGGCGTCCAGGCCCATCATTCACCCGATGCTGTGATTTGCAAATGAATCGCTACTATTTCCAGATCAAAGATGCCAACGTGTTGGAGTGCATCAAAGCTTCATCATTTGAAGAAGCCAAGGCCATTGCCTTTGACGATTGGTGCAGCATGTGGAACCGCATAGAATGGCTGACACCACAGACCCTCACTGAAGTTTCATTGCCTGATGTCTAAGTTTGAATCCGCTGCTTTTCAATGGCGTCATGATGATGATGGCGCCCAGTATGGCGAAGGTGTATCACGGCCAGTGTCTGGCAAGCGCACCCGCCAATACCGCATCAAAGTCCACATGGCCCAGTCTCAACCAATGAGCGTAATCCTCCCTGCTGAAAGCAAATCAGCGGCGATCAAATACGCCCAAAACCGATGGCCTAATGCAACAATTAAATTCAATGAAGCCATCCAGAAAGCGGCTGCATGATCTTATCAGTGACACTGCAGGCGTTCAAATCGAACGGACCCGTATCACTGATCTGATCCGCGCCAGACTCCAAGAGCTACAAGGCGAGCCACGCACCCGTGAACGCTCGCTTGAATTGCAACTTCTTCTCAACCGAATCGATGAAACCCACTGATGCTGTCAACAGCCCCAAGCACTACTTGGGCAAAGTCGAATGCATCGACGCAATCGAAGCCGCATTGACCCCGGAAGAATTTCGGGGTTTTTGCAAAGGCAATATCATTAAGTACATTTTCCGCGAACGGTTGAAAGGCGGCAACGAATCGCTAGAGAAGGGGCAGTGGTATCTAAACCGCTTGCTGGAAGGTGTGAAACCATGAAGCTGCCATTCTTGACCAAGCTCGAAAACTGGGCATTGCGCCTGCTGATCAAAAGCCCCCGCACTGGCCTGGTTGTCATCAAACAGATGGATGGCCCGTTGGTTTTTATTGCCGCTGATCCAATGGATGATCAACCATTAGACGAACACGGAGAACAAGTGCAGCACCTTGAACGCATCTGGCGACGCTCATGATCTCACTGTATGGCGGCCGCTTGATTTTGGATGTTGACCCCGAAGCACGCGGCTGGGTCGCTTATTTAACGATCGGCCCCAAACTTGAACACAAGGCCACCAAAGCTTTGGGAACAAATCATTTATTTACCGCGCAGCAGCGTGCGGTTGAGTTTTACCGTCAGTTTGCAGCGGAGCAATTACCCGATCGCTTGACCTGCTGGGTATGCAAGCAATGGTCACCAAAGACCAACCGGTGCCAAGTTGGTGTGCCTGAGTGCCGCCAAACTGGGGGAAGATTTGCCCCAAGTTGTGCGCTATTTGTGCAGCTGCAAGATTAACCCCCGCCCTAATAGTGCTTGGCGCATCTGCACTGCAGGTGGTGGACTTTGCGTTGATTGCACTAGCGAACGTCGCGCGCGTGCCATTGGCGCAATGCTTCACGATTCAATCCACTGTTCAATCCAGCGTTCGCGTGATTCACGCCAAAATTCTTGACCGCGGAACCATTCGCGCCATGGATGGTGGGCTTTATGGCTATTGCAACCAAGGCAGCAGGCGACAAGATTTTCCCGCACCGTCAGGCCACCCTTAGCCTTTGGCTTTACGTGATCTAAGGTCGCATCACGTTCGCCCAGCATGTTGCCGCAATATGCGCAGCACCACCCCCAGTTCAAAAATATTTGATCACGAAACCGCAGCTTATTCTGCTTCTTCGGAATCAGGTGCGTTCCTTCGATCTGGTGATCCATGCACATCCTCCGGCAATGGAAAGCTTTCCACCTCCAGATCCATCAAGTGATCTAGAGATGGCAAGAACTCTGCAATGTGCGAATAGATGTCAGCGGGCAGCTCCTCGGGTTCTGTTTCAGATTTCAGCAATAGCTTTGCATTTATCTCGACAACGTACCAACGCATTAGGCTGTGCCTGCTAGCTATACGGTAGCGAGTCGAACAATGTCAGAGCCGCCTCTTGAGATTGAACAGATGCCAGACGACATGCTGCGCGTTAGCCTCACGCTGCATGGCATCACATCAAGTTGCTATGTGTCGTCGATGCACCTAGTGGAAGAAAAACGCGGTCAGTTAAAAGCCAGCATTATGCGCAAAGTCATGGCAAGCTATGACCCACAATCGCCCATCAACGACTGGTGATCCGCAAGCTAACAGCAGGCCCATTTAAGACCCATCAGGCAGCAACCAAATGGGCCGAAAGGCGTGGTTATGACGATTATGACTTAGTGCAATCTGGCGCCAAATTCCTGCTGCACATTATGCGGCCAGCTGGTCAGACTTTGCTGCCATCACGGTGATGTCGTTGTTGTAGCGGCCGGTTATTGAATAATCCTGCAGCGGCTTGGCGTGCTGAAAAAACACCATTTGGCCGATCTTGAGGTTTGGATACAGTGGCAAGCTCCAATGGCGCCGTGCATTGACCAGTTCGAGCGTTAGCTTGCTGCCATGCCATCCTGCATCGCACCATCCGCTGAACAAATTTTCATACCCTGCGCGCGCGCGGCTTGACTTCAGCACAAATTGCGCCGACACAGTACTGGGCAGGTTGAAGGTTTCAAACGTCTCCGCCAAGCAAAACTCACCCGGCAGCAGCATGTAGGGATCATCCTCAGTGCGGGTTGAAATGTCGATTTGAATTAGCTCTTTGCTGTCCATCACCTCAATCATCAGGTGATGGCCAAGCACCACATCAATGCTGACCGGGTTCAGCAGATCAGGACGAAATGGCCACACCATCTGGCTGGCTTCGCATAGCTCGCGGATCTGCCAATCACAAAGAACGGTCATGCAGTGATAAACTCCTTGGCTTTCTCGTAATACTGGATCCTATCGTCGATTCCGTTGTAACCACCATTAAGGATTCTGGTTGATTGGTAGATGTCGCCGGCTTCGCAGACCGCTGCCCAGTTATTTTCTTCAATCCAGCAAACCGCGCATAGGAATGGATACTTTGTCACCACGTAGTCGGTGCCTTCCATGATGCGATCGTCGGCCATGCCGTTGTCACGCATCCATTTGTCAAATCGTGCAAAATTGTAGCGTGAAGTGAGTTGGATCACTCCACAGCCACGAAAACGATATCCATCACCAGGCTGCGTGTTGCCTAGATCACTGCGGCCTTCATACATTCGCGTGAAGTAATCGCGATCACCGATCTCTGTCATGTAGCGATAGCCAGCAGTTTCATGGCACGTCTGCGCCACCAGCATCCGCCGCTGCGTCACGCTTGTCATGCCAGTGGCCAGCACCAACCTGTTCAAATCTTCCATAAACACATCATCAAACTGCGCTTCGTTATGGCCTGAAATTTGCGCAATCTGACGGCGTGTGATTAGCCAATCAACGCCTTTGGCTGGCACTGCACTGCACCAAGCGTGATACCAGTCACGATCACGGCGCAGCAAATCTGGCGCGCGGCTTTCAATCAGCTCACCTAGCTGCACAATGGCTGCACGCTGATGGCCCAAATCTTTCCAGTACCTGAACAGATCAATCAGCTGAATCGGTTTGTCGTTCATCAGACCATGGTGAATGAATGCTGATCGGGCCACCTAACGGGCCATCTCCTGGATGCTCGCGATAGATCGGCCGCGGCGTGTCGTCTGGCTGGGTTGCGTGCCAGATTTGGACGGCGGTGTCGATTTTGCTGCGAAGCGTTGCGTGAAACTTGCGCGCTTGAATGCTGCGCTGCATACGTTGCCAGTTTGAACGTGTGTCAAACCGCCAAAGCCATTGGGCATCTGGCGGCACGTTGATTACTTTTTTGGCTTCACTGCATACATAGCTTGCAGGATCAGCTGCACCACGCTGTTGGATTTCAACGGCGTCAACGCAATAATTTCACTAGCAGCAGCGATCACAATCCAAGTGATCGGGCTCGAAATGATTTCTGCCATGGAAGCAAAGCATTCAGACTCAGCTTAGTCTGCCTGCTCAAGTGCTCTCAACCTTTTTTCGTGATCATCTAGGCGTTCTTTATGATCGCTGCGCAATGCAGTGATCTGTTCAAGTACTAAGGTGATGCGTGCATCCATCACGCTGCTGCGCTTGTCTAGTCGCCACAACGCGCCAACACCTGCAGAAATAATGACTGTGGCAATGCCGGAGAATATATCCACGCGGCAGATCTCCGGGAGCTGCTTTTAGTTTATCGACCTTGGCCACGAGGAAGTTTGCGGCTCCCCCGTGGGCGGCTGTGCTGCCCGTGACCTTGGCGGGTTTTCTTAGGTTTTCCTTGAACAAAAGTCAACCCGTTCAGGCTTTTAGGCTTTGCCATCAGTCGTTATCGCAAAGATCTGGCAATGGGACGTTCGCATATTGCTTGGCCAAGCCGGTGTATGTGTGATGAAAAGGATGGTCAGGACTATTCCGACCATCATGCACATACAAGGCTTCTAGCCATTTGACGCGATTATCCATCGCTTGGGTGTCTTGCGCGCCAGGCTTTGAAGGAATCATCGGATCAGGACGCTGCATCAGTTCCAAGGCATCCCACTAGCTTTGGTTGGCGCGAGCTTTTCGTCAATCTGCGCATCAAGTGCCGCATCAATTTCGGTCACTTTTTCTTCGCCAAGTTGTGAAGTCACCCAGCCCACCACAATCTCTTCGGTGAGGTCGGCGTAAGGGATCAGGTTGTCGGGCTCAGGTGCTTCGAAACCAAGGCTGCCATACGCTCCAGCCTGTTCGCCGTCTTTGAAGCGCGTGACGGTGTAATGCACAGTGAACACCACACCGTCGCTTAGTTCACGCTCCATGTTGGCAACTTTCCACACGGTGAAAGGAAAGTCGATGCCAGGTGTTTGGTTGGAGTCAGCCATGAGAGAGAATGCCTTGTTAGCAGTGTATGAGAAAAGCCCCGTTATGACACGGGGCGGTTAACGCACCAGGGAAAGTAGAGAGTAGGACTTATGGCTCTAGCGCAGTAACACGAGCCTTCAACGATTCGATTTCAGCTAGTGCTTCCTGTAGTGCAGCCGTTAATAGTGGCACCAGTTTGGACTGGTCAATACCTTGGTAGACAGGATTGCCTTCATCATCAACTCCATCCTTGGTGCCAGTGACACACTCAGGAACAACGTCTTGTGCTTCGTGTGCAAGGAAACCATCAACCGTAGTGTCAGGATCGGCAATGAAGTTAAAGCGGCGAACTTGAAGCTGGTTGACGCGATCTGCAGCGCCGGTCAGCGGGACAACGTTTTCCTTGAGGCGATAGTCAGAAGAGGTGTTATAGGCAGTTGCTGTATTGCTAATTGAAATGGACCCAACGGAATTGTCTGCGCTGTTAGTAAATATGCAAGCAGCTTCAGATGCTGCTCCGGTTGCATCTGTTCTACCAATAACAAGACTTGGTGATGCACCTTTGTTATAGATTGCTCCCACATAGTTTGAAACCCACGTCGAAGTAAGACTTCTGAGCAGTAAGTTGCCTGAGGAATCAATCGTCATCCTTGGTGTTGGGCTGCTCGCTCCGTCGGCAGTAGTGGAGAACACTAACGCGCCAGGATAATCACCTGATCCAGTAGTTCCATCTTTTTGACAGAAGATTTGAGCAAATTCGCTACCGTCGTTAGCTGTAAATTTCAGGAATCCAAT